CCTGCACTACGCAGGAGTCACTGGTTCACTGCTAGTGTCCCACCTTTCATGAACGAGCAGGGCCCACTCCCTCCTCCAGTCCAATGACCAGAGAGAACTGGTATCCAAGGTGCATTTGATAAAGTTGCAGAACAATTTGATCAACTGATTGCTCTTAAGAAGAAGAAGGCAGAGCAATCTACGGTAGCAAATGAGATCCAACAGATAGAAGTTAAGGAAGCTACCGAGGAGATCAAGGAGAGTAATGAGTTAAAGAAAAAGTCTACTGAAATTCAGAAAGAATTTCTAGCATTTAGTAATGAGATTGAAAGTGATGCTGAGCAACAGCAGATAGAAAAAGTCGCAGAAGATACAGATCCAACAACTGATACATTAAAAATCGACAATCGTCGTGATGATGAAGAGGATGAGGAAGAAGAACAGGAAGAGAAGCGTGGCGGAGGACTTGGTGGACTCCTGGACTTCGGTCTGGATCTATTAGATGGTGGAAGTTACTTCGGTCAGTCTGCTAGTGTAGGTAGACGTGGTGCTAGTAGGATTGTTCAACGAACAGCACTAAGACTTGGTGGTAAGGAGTTTGCTAAGCGTGGTGCAGTAAAAGCAGCGCAGTCAGTAGTCACCAAAGCAGCTGCTGCTATCTCAGGCAAAGCAGTTGTTGGATTCTTGCGTCCTATCTTCAAGCGTATTCCTATTGTTGGTGGACTGATTGACTTTGTTGTGTCTCTTGCATTGGGAGAACCAGTAGGTAGAGCAGCAGCAAAAGCAATTGGTGCTTCACTTGGTGGTGCATTAGGCACACTGATTCCGATTCCATTTGTTGGAACAGTTGCTGGTGGTATTCTTGGAGATCTAGTTGGTGGTTCTATCTATGATGCTATCGTAGGTAATGGTGGCAGTGCTCCTGCAGCAGAACCAGAAGTCAAACAGCAAGTTGCTGGAAATGATTTCGATCCAGACAACCCAACTGAAACACAACAAAAAGTGCTGGACATGTCAGAACAGATGGGTAATCCTCCTCCAGAGAAACTAGCATCGGGTGGTGTCATGGCAGGTGAAGCAGGACCTGAGGCAGTGTTTAGTCTGAGTTCTACTGAAGGTAGGAAGGTAGTTGATGAAGCATCGTCGGTGCAGAACACATCGATGTCTGCACTACCATTCATCCTAGGTATCACACAGAATGTAACTGATCTAATTTCTGGTCCAGCAAAACCATACATCCAGCAAGAGATTGGAACTCTAGAAAGATTGTTTGGCATTGCAAAGTTCAATGTCAGTGAGGTTGTTGGTGATGGCATCGATGCTGTTAAATCTGCAGGACAAAAGGTAGGCATTGATATCCCTGGAACAGGCAAGGGTGGTGCTGAGGGTGCAGAAGGACAGAGTTCAATGACTAGCAACACTCCTGGTGGATCAGTTACTCCAGTTAATGTTCCATCTGGTGATGTAAAAGAGAGAGCGAAGGCTGCATTCCAATTCTATAAGTCAAAAGGATTCTCAGATTCTGGTGCTGCTTACATGGTTGGTAACCTGATGCAAGAATCTTCACTAAATCCTGCTGCTAATGGAGACAACGGACATGCGTGGGGTCTAGCACAGTGGAGAGATGATGCAGCATCTGGTGCAAGATGGATTAAGTATAAAGAATGGGCAGCAGCAAACAACAAAGAACCTGGAGACTTCTACGCACAGTTAGAGTATACTATTGTTGAGGGCAACCAATACAACTCTGGTCTGACAAAGATGAAGGGTGATAATGTCCAAGAACATATGCAATTCATCAAAGCATACGAAGGTTACAGTGAAGAAGGTAACCGTTTTGGATATGGTCAAGACATTCTTAATAATGTTCAGGAATATAGAGGAGGACCAGGCACTACTCCACCACTAACTTCACCACCATCAACACCTGCTACTACTCCAGATGCAAATGGTGATGAAGATGGAGGACATACTGCAGAAAGTCCTGGACCAACAGGTGATACACCTGCTCCACCACAAACAGTTGCTACAGATACTGCAGCAAATGGTGGTCACACAATGGAGAATCCTGGTCCTGTCTTTCAGGCACCACCAATGCCTGCTAACCTACAGGCAATGGAAGCTAATGATCAATACGATACTATTACTATCCAACCTATCATCTACGAGGGATCAACAAATGTTGTAGGATACAAGAAGAGTAGTGACATGGGAGATGAAGCAGGAGTTGCTCATTTCTACTATGACCAGACAGGGCAGAGAACAACTCTCGATGCACTGAAGGCAGCAAGGTTACAGAATAACTGATAAATACATAGGTGAAACTAATTTCACCACACGATTACATCAATTCCGAAAAAAAATCTCCGCAAAAAATTAGGAAAAAAGGTCGAGCATGGCAGCAGGCACCGAGAGTTACGAAGCACCCCAATATGGAAATCTTGCTGGCGCTATTGGCGGCAAGATTGGTAGTGCTCTCACGATGGCAGCGGGAGCAAGACGTAATCGTGATGATGAGATCGATGAGTTAAAGAAAATCCCAGAGGATGAGAGGACAGACGAACAGAAACAGAGACTAAAAGATCTACAGTCTCAGGGGTTTGGTTTCATTGCAAAGAAAGCACTGGGCACTGAGTTCGGTGGAGATATGAGGAGGAGAACCAAAGGGTTCTTCCAGATGAATCCTGATGATCAGGATGATCCAGCATTAGATAAGAAGAAAAGATTTGAAGCACTGTTGCGAGCACAACCAACAGGAAATCAATCAGCACCTGGAGAACCACCAGAGGCACCAAAAGTAACTCAAGATGGTGGTGTTCTAGGAACATTTGCTACTGGTATCATTGAGAAGATCAGTCTTCTCTCTAAGAAGGTAGATGATCTCAAGAAAGTAGAGCAGAAAGATCCGACACCTAAGGTTGTAGTAAACCTCAGTAAGAATGTAGGTAGTGTCAGAAGATTCTTCTCGAAGAATAATAAAATTGAAGAAGAACAAGTAAAGATCTCGCAGCAGCAGTTAGAGCAGCAGAAAGAAGAAGCTGCTGATGCAAAGCAACAGAGAGCAGAGGACATAGCAGAAGGTAGAAATAGATCTGCTGACGGTGAAGCTATTGACAACAGAAGAAAAGGATCCACTCTCAAGGGAATGCTTGGTGGTATTCTTGATTTTGCTGGTGACATGCTTGGTTTCGGTGGTCGTCGTGGCGGTCGTCGAGGTGGTGGTGGTCGTCGAGGGGGACTAGGTGGTCTCTTCGGTCGTCGTGGTAGACGTGGTGGTAGACGTGGTGCATCACGTAACATGAGCAGGGGCAGGACACAATACACTGCACCAGTCGGACCACAACCGATGAACTCTTCTACACCATGGGCAGCGAAGGGTGCTGGTGATCGTGGTGGTCAATTTGGACAGCAAGGATTTGCTCCAAGAATGGAGTCATCACCAATAAAGATGGCGAGTGGTGGCATTGTTGACAATCCAACCACGGGTCAGGCAGTTATCCCACAGAACAAACTGACTGAAGCAGTTAAAACTAATCAAGATAACGTAAAGAAAGCAGATCCTTTTGCTAAGGTGATGCAACTGCCTACCATGGCAGCAGGTGCTCTTCTCATGTCTACTGTTGGTAATGTTATCAACAACATGGGTGGTGTTTCTAGACTGTTCCGTCCAGTTTTGTCTAGGATGTTTGTCCCTGCTGCTACAGCATTTGGTCTGCCTGCTAATCTAATCACTGCATTCTTTGGTGGTGATGCTGCAGCAGCAAAAGGACTTGGGATAGGAGGTAAGAAAGGTAAAGGTGGAGGAAAAAATGGTGGCGGCAATGGCGAGAACCCATCATCCAATGTCACACCTGGATCTACTATTGGTGGAGGAACAATTACTGGTGGCGGATCTGTTGATGGATTTGGTATCAGTTCTGGTTTTGGTATGCGTGACATCATGGGTAGAGGACCCAAGATGCATTGGGGTGTTGATTATAGAACTCCTCAAGGAACTAAACTATCTCTCAAGAGACCAGGAAAAGTTATTGCCACCACACCACCTGCAATAGGTAACAACGGCGAAGTATATGTTCAGCATGATGATGGATCTAAGTCTAGATACTTACACATGAGTGCTGTAGCAGTCTCTCCTGGAGAAAGAGTTGAAGCAGGAGGATTCCTTGGTAAAACTGGTGGAGAACCTGGAACTCCTGGCGCTGGTCCTACTACTGGTCCTCACCTACACTTTGAATACTATGCACCTGGAGCATCTGGTCCTTCCGATGGTTCTGCTCTTGCATCAACTATCTTCAGTGTTGGTGGACAACTTTCACCTAGTGCTGCACCACCAGTAGTTCAACCAACCACTACTCCTACTGCAACACCACAGACACCTCAACCTGCTGCAGCAACTCCAAAACCTGGACAACCAACAACACTGCCACCTATTGTTCTTCCTGCTCCACCAAAACAAGATACAGGTGAACCAGCTGACAACACAGGTAATGGTGGTGCTCAACTTCCAGTGAGAAATCCTAACGCACCAATGTCACTGCTCGGAGGAGTTAAACCATAATGTCAAACTCAGTCAAGAAATTTGAACCTCAAGAAGTGATCATCACTGATGTATCTGGCATTAGATATGATGTTACTAAAGCAGTTGGAATGTTCTCTTACTATGAGGACATCTATCAACCATTCGTTACAGCAAACCTGCTGATGATTGACAGTGGACAAAACTTTATCGGCAACCTACCTATCCAAGGTGGAGAAGAAGTTACTGTCAAAGCAAACAACATTAAGAAGGAACCAGTAGAATATAAGATGCTTGTCCAGAAGATCGTTAACAGATCTGTTCAAAGGAACATGCAATACTATACTCTAGTGCTTACATCTAAGGAAGGATTGCAGAATGATACTGCTAGAGTTACAGAAAAGTATAAGGAAAACCCAGAAACAATTGTCTCAGATATTCTCAAGAATATATTGAAGACTGACCAAGAATTGTTTGCAGAAGAATCTCAATTCAAGATGAGTGTCTTCCCTAATGGTAGGAAGTGTCATGCACTGGTGCAGTCACTGATGTATAAGACAGTATCAAAGACCACCAAGTTTAATAAAGGTGGTGGTGCTGATGATGGAAAGAATGAGTCCGAACTAGGTGGCAACAATAAGAAGCAGGCATCAGGCACAGCAGGTTATCTATTCTTTCAAAACAAGAGTGGATTCATCTTCCAATCTATGGATAGACTGTGCTCCGATGGCACAGATTCTTTCGGTGGCACACCACCAGTAGAAACATATTACTCAAGACCTTCTGTTGGAATGCCACCTGATCAGGTATACTATAACATTGAGAACTATGCATTCGATGGTGACATTGACATGTCTGAGAAGTTGAACAACGGAATCTTCTCTTCACACATGTGCTTCTTTGATATTTCTTCTCAAAAGTATGAAGAGTATACTTATGACATGTCAAAGACATTCAATAACATGTCACATCTTGGTAGTCAGACAACACTAGCAAAGTATCAAAAAGAATTGGCAGCAAGACCTAGCAGAGTGATGAGCATCCTGCTAGACCATGAAGCATGGTATAGCGGTGAAGATGTTGCTAACCCAGAAGAGGGTGGTGATGCACAGTTCCCAGACTATGCTAAGCACTACACTGCACAAGCAATTGGCAGACATTACTTGATGGATACTCACCGAGTTCAGATCGAGATCGCTGGCAACTCAGACCTAATGGTTGGAGATAAGATCAAGATCATGCTACCTAACATGGTAGCAGAGAAACTAAGAGAGGAGCAACCATATGATGAGGAAGCAAGTGGCACCTACCTAATCGCTGCACTATCTCACAACTTTGCATTCGTTACTGATAGTGGAGAACCTCAGTTCTTTACTAACTTGGAACTCATTCGTGACACCATGGGTATTAAAGAGTATGACTCTAAGGTTAAATAAGAGTAGGAGTTATTAAAAGATGGATCAATCTTTATCGTCACTGTATCCCATACACCAGATTGGTTCTGATGGATTCTCCTGGTGGATCGGTCAGGTAGAGACCAACAAAAAGGATGACCCTAAAAGGTCTGGTAGATATCGTGTGCGTATCATTGGACAGCACCTGAAGACAGGTGAGAATGCTACTTCCACATCGGAACTACCATGGGCACACATCATGATGCCTGTGACCACACCGTTCATTGAGGGTGGCACTGGTGGTGCATCTCCTGGACTGCAGCGTGGTTGCTTTGTTGTTGGATTCTATCTAGACAATGACAAGCAGAGACCTGTCATCATGGGTTCTATTGGTGGTGTCAAAGGTGCAACCAAAGAATCATTCCAAGACGATGATCCATCTGCTCCACTCAACTTTAAACCTGTCGTTGACCCCAAGACTAATCCAAAACAGAACCGTTCTCAAGAGACACAGAGCGGTAAGAATAAGAGTGGTGCTAACACAGACAAAGGTGTCATTGATGCAGACAAGGCAGACCTGAAAGATGGTGCTCCACCTGTATTGCTAGCAGCATATGCACAGCACAGTGAGACTAACCCAACTGGTGGTAAGAGTTGTGTTGTTGTTGCTAACCCTAACTGTGGACAGGAGAACAATCTTCGTAGTGGTCTGACTAGAATCGTTGGCGATCTTCTCGCTGCTAACCAAGCATCAGGAGGAAACATCGGTGACTTCTATGTCAGTAAGATCAACGGTCTACTCTATGATGGTATTGGACAAGCACGCTATCACATCAGTCGTGTAGTCAGACTAGTCAAGAGTTTCATTGCTAGAGGAAAGACAGAGATCACAAAGGCACTGCGTGGTGCTATCGATTTCTTGAACAAAACTCTACTAACAACAGAGGTAGTGGTAGGTAACACTGGACCACTCGCAGATCCAGAGAAAGCATTCAAACCAATCACAGAGAAGAGCAACAGACTCAAGACAATCAAGAAGATCTTTGATGATATCTTTAAGTCTCTTGGTTGTAGTATCGCAGACATCACTGATGTTATTGCAAGATTCATCACTGATCTGTTGATGGGATTCATCACTGATGTATTCAACAATGCTGCATGTTTTATCGACACACTAGTTGATGGTATCTTGAATGAGATCCTTGCTAAGTTTGATCAACTTGTCCAGACAATCCTTGCACCTATCCAAGCAATCCTAGAAGCAATTGCTGCACCATTGAACTTCATCGGTGGCATCATCAATAAGTTCATGAAACTGTTGGGCATCACTTGCACGGGACCTGGACAGAAGTGTGAACCAATCCAACAGAAATGCACAGACTGTGGCAACGAAGAGGATGATTCACTTGACAAACTACTGAAGCAGATCGAGTCTGGTATTGGTGATCAGTCTCTCTTTGTTTGTGATGAAGCAAAGCAAGTTCCCAAGAAGAAACCTACAGAGATTACATTTGTTGGTGGTGTTCCCAATGATTTCGTGCCATCTCCAGACAATGAACCACCATCAGGTGATGCTGTCATTGATTATCCAATCCCACCAGTAGATCCTGATGAACCTTTCGATGATGATCCTGTTGATGAAGAGGATCTACCTGAAGATGGAGGTATCACATTCCCTATAGAAGATGAGGACGATCTACCTACTCTACCACTGGGCAATGAACCATTCATTGAAGTATACACAGACAGTAATCTATACAATGAAGGAGATGTTGTCACCTACAACCTGATAGGCGTCAACATTCCTAACGGAACTCAGTTTGACTATGAACTGTCTGGTCCTACCATCACACAAGATGACATTGATGGACCACTGACAGGAGAGTTTACTGTCACAAACAATACTGCTACTGTTTCTGTTCCCCTTGCAAGAGATGAGGAAGTAGAACAGACACCAGAACTATTGATCTTCACTGCTACCACTAAGACTCCAATCATATTGGACACAGATAATGATGGAACAACAGAAGAGTTCCCACTAACAACTTCTACTGATGTTGCAATTGACAGTGGTATTTCTGATCCAGTAGCACCAGATCCATCTCAGGTTGCTGTTTGGAATATTGCTACAGACAAGAGTTCGTATCAGGAAGGAGAAGATGTTCTAGTCACAGTAACAACAGAGTATGTTGCTGACGATACTGAGGTTGACTACTACATTGTTGGTAGTGGAATCACAGCAGAAGACTTTGTAAGTAGAACACTATCTGGAACTCTAGTCATTAAGAATGGTGCTGCTGCATTTGTCATTGGTATTGAGGATGATAGCACTGTTGAGGGTGTAGAGAACGCAACCATTATTCTTTCAGGCAAGGGAGTCAGCGCAGGATTCTCTATCACTGAAGAAGGTGGTGAGGAAGACATAGATGATGGTGGTGGTGAGGAAGATAACTTTGTGATTAAGAAACCAGTTGCAGGTGATCCTATCACTGATGAAGGTGGTGCTATCGTAGAGATTCCTATCAAGGTTCCTGGTGGACCATATCAAACTGCACCACAGATCATCATCACTGGTGGTGGATATGGTTCTGGTGCTGTTGCTCTACTCAACGACAAAGGATTTGTCACTGAAGTTCGTGTCACTAGACAAGGAATCAACTACGTTCCTAACACAGCTAATGACAACAATCTACAGTGTGTTATCGATTCGTTCACTCTACTATCTCCTGGTAGTGGATACACTGAGGCACCTGTTGTTCTGGTCAACGGCGAGAGAGATATTGCAGAGGCAGTCATCGATCAAAGAGGATTTGTTGTCAGTATCAGAACACTTGATAGAAGCAGGCGTTACACAGATATGCCTACCATCTCACTACTGGGTGGTGGCGGTGGTGGTGCTCGCTTCTTACCTAACATGGTTTGCCTAGATAGTAGTGAACTTGAGCGTAGAGGTTACGCCAAGATTGGAACTGGTTCTTACGTTGATTGTCCATAATGTCACAAGAGAAAGCAACAGAACAGAAAGCTAGTCCTGAACAGGATAAGTTACAGGCGAAAGGTCCAGCAAGACCTGAAGGTGCTGATGCACCTGAAGAAGGTCAGTTTAGTAATGAAGATTTTAATGTCATTGCCACCAAGCATGGGTGGACAATGGGAACCTACACAAACAAGGATGGATCTACTGGTTTTATTCTAACTAATGGTCAGTCAATGTTCCATTTCGATGTGAACGGTAACATCGTCATGGCAACAGGTAAACCTGGACAGTCAGGTTGTGGTGGTAACGTTGTCATTCATGCTAAAGATCACCACGAGAAGACTGATACCTATGCTCTACATGTTCGTGGCAACGATGATGAGCAGACTAAAGAAGAAGACGGTAGCACCACAAAGTCAGCACCATATTCTATCTACGTTGAAGGTGATGTTGCCATCGAATCACAGGGTGGTGATGTTGGACTAAAAGGAGATAACATAACACTAAATGCAGTCAACAATTTAACTTTACGCGCAGGAGAGAATATTAACATAGAACCTGCTGAAGGTCAAGGTAAAGTAAACGTTACTGCTGCTGATATCAACATGGATTCATCATTCACTAGATTTACTACTAGTGGTGGTTTTTATGTTGATGGATCAGGTGAGTTCTCAGTCAATCAGAAAGATCAGGTAGGTGCATCGACATCTATCAATACTATCGGAACAGTCAACCAAGTTATCAAAGGTGACTACAATCTACGAGCAACTGGCAATCTACAACTAGAGTCAGACTTTGGTCACCTACTGTTCAAAACAACCAAAGGTGGTATGGCAAGAATCATCAATGGTGATGATACTACCACTGTAAGAGGTTTGAAGGATTTGACAGTCCTTGGTAAATCAGTGAACCTTGACGAACCACCTGCAGCGTATAAGATGACATTAGGATCATCAATGAAGGGTTCACTAGAAATCAAAGGTGCATCGTTCTTCAATGCTACGTTCGTCGGAGCATCCATCTTTAACAGCACCAACGTCAACATCGTTGGTAAAACTGCTGTCACCATGACAGGTAAATCAATTTTCCTAAACTGATTACAAGAATTCCGAAAAATTTTCTCCGCACCAAAATACCCAAAAAAGTCGAGCTTGACAAATCGCTCATATCCGAGTAGGATGACTCTGTAAGGGTTCAAGGGTCATAGTGACTCTAAATAACTATTGAATGATTCTTCATTATGCACTACAAACCATATAGTCCTGAGTGGCATAGATATAGATATTTGAAAGAAGCATTGGACAAGTATCTTGACGATTACGTTGAGAACGATATAATCATGGATGATATTCTCGACATTATCTGCGTTCGTCAAGAAGCAGCACATGCTGAATATCATAAACTTGAAGATCTGGAACTTAAACTACGAGAATAACATGCTCTCTACTCAATACCGCCTGCGACTAGAGTTCATTTGCAAGAAAATTGCAAATAAGGAAGAAGTCAAACTTGACGATATGATCTGGGCAGAGAAACTCGCTAAGCGTTACACTACTGCCAGAGATTGGTTGAAGCAAGCACGAAGACAAGCTGCTCAGGATATCCAAGAGGGCAGCATCGAGGATTTTATGAATAAAATGGGTTTAGGTGATCCTGACCCTAACAACTGGAGAGAAAGATTCGATGGAGCAGACGACATTAATGAATGGTTTGGAAGAGACAAACCAGACGACTGGAGACAACGTGACTAATGAATGATTTTCTAGTTCTTAATCATGTCAAGTATCGAAAGAAGCATCATAAGGAAGAAGTTGAGGAACTGAAAAGACAGATTCTTGAACTTCAGGCAGAAATCTCAACGTTGAAGGCAATGCAAAAATGAGCGATCCTAGAGCAGAAAATGAAGAGAAGTGGCGAGTAGCAACCAATAAAGTAATTGCTGCGAACCTAGTTGAGAATATTGAAAAATTACTCAAAGGTGAAGCAAAGCATTATATTTGTTCTGACAAGTTTACGACTCACGAAAAAATTGTAATCGAATACAACCACACAAAGAAATGATTCCACTAACAGCAGTCATCTACAGCAACGGATCACAAGAATGTGAGAGAGCAGCACAACTGCTAAAATCACTTGGTGGTGAATTTCTAGAATATCGACTCGACACGCATTTTACACAAAGAGCGTTTGAGCAAGAATTTGGACCTGGAGCAGATTATCCACAGATTGCCCTTGGCGCAAAGCACGTAGGACATCTGAAGGAAATGCTTCATTATGCACAAGAACACGAACTATTGAAATAATGGACGTTTTAGGAATCTTTGCAACACCTATTGCAAAATACGATGAGTTATTGAATGAACAGGCATGTTTGCAGATTCTAAAAAAGATCCGAATGTTGCCATATTACAAACCTCCGTATACAACAACATCTTTCAGATCTGAGGACCGTAATGTTCTCGGAATGTTCCCAGATGTCAAAGAAGTCCTAGAAATGATGTTTCTTGATTTTGCAAGATCTACACTAGGAGTAAAACCAACTTGTGACTTCAAAATCATGAGTTCATGGGCAACAATGACTGTTCCTGGTGGAGAATCAATTAAACACTCACATTGCAACTCATACTGGTCTGGTGTGTTGTATTTGTCTAAGGATACAAGTCCAATCTTGTTCCATAGAGAAAAACGTGCTACAATAGTCCTAGATGTAGAAAATATTACAGAATACTCTTCTAATGAAGTAGCACATACTCCTTCAATGGGTCAAGTTGTCTTTTTTCCAAGTCACTTGACTCATCAAGTTAGCAGAAACAGAAGTGACGATGATCGCTTCTCTATTGCATTCAATATTCTGCCTAATGGTCTCTTCGGACTTCATGACTCAACAGCACATATTTCTGTGTTGGAACTCACATAAATAACGAAGAAAGGAGAAGCATGGTCGTAACCTACCAATTATCTCAAAGGTATGTGTATCTTGAAGGTAATGCGGTTCGTATGTATTTCATACAAGGTCTGCCATATACTTTCGATGAACTGCCAAAAGGTGTCGAAGAGATGCCTCAAATACAGACCGAGGCGCTACAAGACAAAGATTACGATATGGAAGAACTCTATAAAGTGTCTTCCTATCTGATAGAAGAAGAGTGCCATCCTTTGATGTTCGATATACCGTTAGACAACCCTTCTATGTTACCACAAGATGATTGATCAATTTTATGAATGGTTTGAAGGAAGATTTAACAATAAAATCCAAGCATTTTCGCATCCATCAAAATTTGCATACATCGTTGTTGAGCACCGTGCTGTAAACAACCATGGACTGTTTTATGGCGAGCAAGCATACTTCAATCAAACCAAGAAACCATACAGACAGTTTATCTTGCAAATTTCTGAGGTTCATGATAAAATTATCGTGAGATCGATGGAACCTGTAGATAAGTCTCTTTATCTGGGTTTCAATAATCTCAACATCCTAGGTGCAAGTCCGTTGACATACAAGAGCGGATGTGATACAATATTTACTTACCGTCCTGAAGCAAAACAATACCTTGGCGAGATCGAACCAGGGTGTGGTTGCATGGTAAAATGGGGAGAGAAAGATTCGTATCTCCAAAATGTTGCAGCATTGGGAGAAGGGTGGTATAATGTAGAGGACAAGGGGTTTGATCCTCAAACCAATCAGCAACTCTGGGGTTCCAGACATGGCAGATTCTTGTTCAAGAAAGAGATGCCACTCTAGCTCAGCTGGTAGAGCAGGGCTTTTGTAAAGCTCAGGTCGCAGGTTCAAGTCCTGTGAGTGGCTTCGGGGGATTAGCTCAGTTGGTAGAGCACCTGCTTTGCAAGCAGGCTGTCAGGAGTTCGAGTCTCCTATCCTCCATAACGGATTGGCGACATCCGTGCTCACGTCTCCGAGAGAAAAAAGAATCGGAACCACAAACCCGCGTGAGAGAAAGGTGGGATCCCTTTCGGTGCCACCGCTGCTGACGAGCAGCGGTTATTTTCATTCCCAAGTAGCTCAGTGGCAGAGCCGCCGACTGTTAATCGGCTGGTCGCTGGTTCAAATCCAGCCTTGGGAGCTTCGTCGGTATGGCGGAATAGGTAGACGCGCTAGGTTTAGGTTCTAGTGAAGCAATTCGTGGAGGTTCAAGTCCTCTTACCGACATATGATTAAACACACACCGTATATTATCGAATATCCTGGGTTTGTAGATCCTAGAACAACTGCTGCACTACAGCAAAAGGCATCTATACTACTCAAATACAATCCTAAGAATACTACATTTCATAGAAAGAATAGAGGTTACCATCTAGGTGAGTATAAGCATGTTGATGGTATGCAAGAACTCAACTATGAGATTGACAAGATCGGCAAGAAAGCATTCATGCGATACTATAGAGACTGTCCTCTAATCGCATATAGTATTATCCAGAGTCAGGGATTCGTCTCTAACTATGTGTATCGTTTTTATGACAAGTCAGATCACTATAACTGGCATGTAGATCGTTCTCACGATGACCTACAGTTTATAGTGTCATTTCTTCTCTATCTGAACGATGGGTTCGGCGGTGGTGATACTTTGTTCATGAATGACAGACTTAGAATCCGACCACAAAATGGTAGCGTCCTAATGTTTCCTTGTGGACCACATTTCCTACACAAATCTACAAAAGTTACATATGGTCAAAAACATGTTATGTGGAACTGTTTCGGACAAAGAGGACCCGCCCCCGTATAAATAAACTTTAGGAAAACGACAACTGGGCTTGGGTAATTATGCCTCTCACAAGACTTGATAACCTGTATTCAAGTAAAACTGGTAAGTATCTTTACGTATCACCAGACGACTTTAATGCTACGGATGAACTAGACAACAGAGGTAACTCACCTTTACGTCCATTCAAGACAATCCAAAGAGCATTTATCGAAGTTTCCAGATATTCGTATCTGCCTGGTGCAAACAACGATAGGTTCGACCAGTTCAGCATCATGCTGATGCCTGGTAACCACTATATTGATAACCGTCCTGGTCTAGTCACCGAGACTGCTGTTGAGGCACGTTATTTTGACGCTGCCAATCTTCTTGAGGGTAACCGTCAGGAAGTGATTGATCGTGCTGTAGCACAGGTATCTGTTCAGCACCCTGATTTCTACTATCCTGGTGATCCTCAGACTGGTGCATGGTCTCGCTTCAAGGATGCATATCGTCTGATTCAGAAGAACAGAGACGAACTGATTGACAGAGCAACTGCACAGATTCCTGTTGCTCACCCTGACTTTGTATATCCTGGTGACCCAACAGAAGGACTGTGGTCACGTTACAAAGATGCATATCGTCTGATCCAACTCAATAAGGATCTGATCTCTCAAGATGCGTTCGACTTCATGAACGCAACTTCCCCACCATCTCCTCTGCCTAATGGTTACGGCACTTCCTGTGTTCGTGACATCGGATTCCTGATCGATGCGATCTCTCTCGATGTTCATGAGGGTGGTGGTAACAAGTATACTAGAAAGTATATCACCAACTACTTTAATGATGCAGGCACTGATTGGACTGGAACTGTTGACCGTTACACTCCAACTGATGCAACTTATGATCCTGCAACTGGTCTAACCACACTTACATTTGCACAACCACACAGCATTACTGGTAACGATCAAGTTTACCTGGATGAAGGTGCTCTAACCTTCACCTGTGCAATGGATGGAGATGATGCTGAGAAGTCCTATCCTCGTGTTGGCATCGATCCTTTCGCACTGAGAGGTTATGATGTAACTGCAACTACTGCAAACAGCATCACCATCCAAGGTGGTATCTCTGGTCCTAACAAGTATTTCCAACCAAGTGCTGCAGACTACAACCCTGTAACGGGTGAGATGGTTGTCACTGTTGGACAACATGGTCTAGGTGTTGGCCGCGGCGTTGTTCTAGAAGATAACTCCTTCACCTTCACTTGTGCTCTCGATGGTAACGTCGAGCAGAAGACATACCCACGTCCTGGACAAGATCCATTCGCAGGTAAGTCAATTGCTATCACTGCAGTTGGTTCTACATCACATACTGCAACTGATTCTACCTACAATACAGCAACTGGTATTGTTACCCTAGAGATCAACAACCACGGTTTCTCTAGTGGCGACTACATCCTGGTTGAAGATGAGTCCCTGTCCTACACTTGTGAACTAGACGGCGACACTGTTGCTAAGGCATATCCACGTCCTGGATACGACTATCCTTCAGGTCGCTGGTTGGAGATCACTGTTATTGATGGCAATAACATCTCCATTGACATCGGTTCTTCCGAGTATCAAGGTGCTCACACTTTTGTAAGTGCTGCTGCTGATGGTATCAAGCGTCAAGATGGCACTTTCACACTTCAAGTTGGCACTTCCTCCGACACTTCTGCTCATACCTTCATCAGTGCAACTGCACAAGCAATCAAGCACGAACCACAAGATGTTCACACATTCGTAAGCGCACTCGCTAACGGTGTTCGTGTTGACAAAACTGGTGGTCTTCGTGGTGAAGAAGCATCTTCCCTGGTTGCTTTCTCGAAAGCAGTTGAGTTGATGAAGTTGGCGATCACCAACAACTATGCTTCTACATCTTCTCCTGGTAGCGAGTATCAGGATCTGACAGTTGTTACTGGTGAAGCAGTCTACGGTGATGGTAATGGTGACGTTACTAACACTGACCCCACTGCATGTTCTGACGTTCAGACTTACATTGACAACCTGTATGCTACTATCGATAGCATCTTCAATGATACTGATCTAAGAGTTAACAACGGAGCATTCCTCCTCAGCAACGTTCTACCTGCTGAATCTGTATCTGATAAGATCTCTGCTGGTCATGCTAAGTGTAAGCGTGACACGAGTTTTGTCCTGGATGCAATTGCACTAGACGTTCATGAAGGTGGTGGTAACCGCTACACCAGAAAACTACTCCAGAACTATTTCGACTCTACAGGTAACAACTGGGTAGTCAATGGTCTGCAAGGAGAGACTGCAGAATCTCTCACTGCATTTGCTAAACTCTTCACTGAGATGAAGAAAGCAATCACCAACCAACTGTATTTCAAGGACATTGGTATCACTCCTGGCGATGCTATCTTTGGTAACAGCAACAGTCCACAGGAGAATCTACCTTCTGGTAACCCTGCTGCATGTGCTGACATCCAGTCCCAGATTGATACTCTAGGTGCAATCGTTACTCAAATCATTAACGACGAGAACCTAACCAATCTACCTGACGAGTCTACATCTGATGTTATCTCTGCAGGATATGCTAAGTGCAAGCGTGACTCTGGTTTCATTGTTGACGGTATCATCAATGACCTTCGCACTGAAGGTAACGCAAACACCATCACCAACGCAAAAGCATACTTTGATCGCTTCGGCAATCCTATTGCTAATGGTGTCCTGGGTGAAGAAGCAGAATCTATTACTGCATTCAATGGTATTGCAACATTCGCTAAGAAAGCAGTTACCAACCAACTGTTCTTCAAGGATCTGACTATCTCTGCTGGTCCTGCATACGCTAATGCTAACACTCCTGAGATTCCAAACCTAGCATCAGGTAACGCTGCTACTTGTGTAGACGTTCAGGCAACGATTGACACTCTCATCAAGATCCTGACTGATGTTATCGAAGTTGGTAACTTGGATGAACTAGCAGCAATCAAAGTTACTGGTGTTCTCCCCTCGTTCAACTACAACAGAGCACTGGAAGAGTGGCAGGACAATTCTATTGTTGACCTAGCAAACCCTGACAACGTTCTTTACAAGTTCAACGCTGCAACTGGTGGTTGTATCGTTCCTAGAGGTTGTTCACTGATTGGTTACGACCTCAGAAGAACAGTTGTTCGTCCTCTGTATGTTCCCGATCCTGCTGATACTTCACAGGAAAGAACTTCTATCTTTAACCTAACTGGTGGTTGCTACCTGTGGCAGTTCACTATCAAGGATGGTGACCTCTCTGCACAATCTCCTCTGTATGATGCATCTGCTGGTGTTGGTAAGGTATACTACAAGAAAGGTTCTACTGAACTAGCGATTCCTGAGTATTCGCACCATAAGATCTGCATCATGACGTATGCAGATAGAACTGATCTGGACAACTACTACGATAAGGTAGGTAAGTCCTTCCAACAGTTCCAAACTGATATCGATGATGGTGGACTGGAAGCTCTGGTTCAAGAGAATAGAATCGTTGGTCCTCTGTCTGACAGCAGAACTATCGAAAGCATCAGAATTGATGACTCTGCAACCTTCACTGGTAACGCATCTAGCAGCACAATTCTGAACAACGTTACTAATGCTGAGAGTCTTGAAGTAGGATATGAGATCACATCTCCTGATGTTAACGTCTCTATCGCTCCAAACACTAGAATTGAGAGCATCTCTGGCACTACAGTTACGCTGAACCAAGCGATCTCTGGAACTGGTAACATCTCGTTCCTCGCATCCTTCGGTTATGCTAACATCACGATCACTACGAAGATCGACCACGGTTACTTCGAGGGTCAGTATGTTGCTATCATCAACTCTGGACTGTCTGATGAGATCAACGGAACCTGGAAGGTTACCAAGATCGATGGCGACAATCCTAAGATCTTTGAGTATGAAGTATACAACAATACCGCAGCATCGCTCGGATTGGTATCTGGACAGACATATCTGTCGGGTGAAGTCGGTGGTGTCTCCACAAACGCGGTAGTTCTTGCGGAAATTGACTCTGTTGAGTCCGCATCTCCGTATGTTTTCAACTGCTCTATCCGCTCTACCTGGGGTCAGTGCGGCATGTGGGCGGATGGATCCAAGGCAACTGGATTCAAGTCGATGGTTGTGGCGCAGTATACGGGCGTTTCGTTGCAGAAAGACGACCGTGCGTTCATCCGTTATGATGCACTAACTAACACCTGGAACCAAGCATCACTCACTGATGCATTCGCTACTGTTCCTTATCACACCAAGGGTGATGCATACTGGAAGGATGACTGGAGAAACTTCCACATTCGTGCTTCTGATGACTCCTTCATCCAGTGCGTCTCGGTCTTCGCTGTTGGTTTCTTCGATCACTTCCTGATGGAAAGTGGTGGTGACATGTCCATCACCAACTCTAACTCCAACTTCGGTAACACATCTCTACACTCTGTTGGTTTCAAAGGATTCTCCTTCAACCAAGACAAGGGTGGATATATCACTGACATCGTTCCTCCCGAGATTGTATCTTCCAGCAACGAAGTTATCAACCAGTGGTATACTCTAGATGTTCCTGCATCTAACTCTAGAACTAACCACACCAGACTGTATCTTGCTGGCGACGGTATCACTGATCCCGATGATCGTCCAGCATCTTCTATCAATGGATACAGAATTGGTGCTAAGTCTGGTGAGACTCTAGCGGTTGACCTTGCACGTTATCCAATTGAACCCACTGGTCCTATCGAGTTTGAACAGACTCTGGAACCAAATGGATTCAAGTCCTGGACTGTTGGTATCGAGACACTGACACCTAATAGTGCAAACGTTGACAACTATGCACAGGATGCTGCTAATCAGATTGAAGATAACAAGGCACTGATTCAAGCAGAAGGTTATCAGTATATCATTGCTAAGTATCCTGAACTACTCACCAAACCAAACATCACGATTGGTAAGTGTGAGAGAGACATCGGATACTTCGTTGACGCTGTTGTCAATGACCTGAGACTAGGTGGCAACATCAACTCTATTCAGGCAGCAGAAGGTTACTACATCGCTGGTGAAGTTGCATACATCGCTGGTGAACTAAACGAGACGATCGATTCTCTTGATTATGTCAAGAACGTCATGATCGCAGCAATGCGTAACTTTGACTATCTGGTTAGAGACGCTGAGACATTCAGTGGTTCTGCAGTCGTCAACGTTCCCTCTACTCAGGGTCTGATGATTGGCATGAGAGTTGTTGAGTATGATCCTAGCGATTTCAGCAACGGTAAACTCAACATCAGCAACACACCAATCTACACCAACATTCCTGAGAATTCATTCATTAAGAATATCATCAGTGACACTCAGATTGAACTGGGTATCCCTGGTGCTAAACTGACCTCTGGTTCTTCTAGAAACGCTGTTGGTAGTGTTACTGGTGCATTCCTCTACTTCACCCTAGAGAACCCTGCATGGGCAACTATCAGTCCTTCTGTTGATGAAACTATCACTCAGGACGCACAGGTTGACGGCAACGGCAATCCTCTCCCCGAGTGCCAGAACATTGCAACCACCATCGAAGGTTACTTCAATGAGATCTTCCTGGTTCTGAACACTGGTTACACTGCACTGGGTGGCAGAGAAGTTGATGCATACAACGCTATCATTGCTAACAAGCGTTTCATCGCTGCAGAAGCAGTCTACAGAGTCGCTAATGATCCTGCATTCGCAGGCACTAAACTGGGTCAAGGTCTACTAGCATCGACTGGTGAGACAATTCAGGATGCTTGTGTAGACGACGTTGAGAACACTCTTGCTGCGATTGCATACAACATCAAGTTTGGCGGCAACAACAAAGTCTACGATGCAGCAGAACTGTATCTGACTGGTGCTCATCTCGATGGAGAAGAACCAGAATCTGTTGCTGCATTCAACCTCGCAAGAGACCTGGCAATCCTAGCAATGCGCCAGGAGACAATCACAATTCAAGGAACCCATGGTCTAACTCAGACAATTGACAGTCAAGTCCTTCCTGAGTATGATCAGAATGGTCAACTTGTAACTCCTCCTTGTGCAGACATTGCACTCGCGATCACCACATCAACAGCACTTATCACAACTGCTATCAACGGTGGTTCGATTGGTAACAAGACTCTGCCAGTATTCAGTGCTGTAACAAGAGTCGAACCAACTTCTGATCTGACTGGTCTATCTGCTCGCGCAACTCTATTCACTCTGGCAACAGGTGGTGTTGCTGGTAACCCCAACCCTCACGATCTAGAGTCTGGAACACCTGTAAGACTGGTTCCACGTCCTAAGGCAGGCACAAATCCTGACAAGCGTGTTATCAGACTACCAAAAGGTTTCGATACCAATACCAAGTATTATGTCATTGCTCCTGGTAGAAACCTCTATCCTGAGAACTTCTCTGTAAGCAACAGTGTCATCACTGTTACTGAAGCAGCAGGAACCAGTTTCACAACTGCAAATGCAACTAGAGCAACTGTTCCTGGAATCTATCGTTCACTGGTTGCACAACCTAAGATTGATACTGATGGAACTGCACTCGCAAGAGGAACTGGTCTGCGCTTTAACCTAACTGTTAATGCAGATGGTTCTATCGAGTTCGGCAATGCTGCTAACAATCTAGATGGAATCGCTAACGGTGGTTCTAGATTCGAGATCGGTGACATCGTTGTTGTCGGTGACGGTCAACTAGGTGGATCTGGTGCTCCTGATCTAGAGATCGAGATCACTGCTGTATCTCCTGCAGAATATCCTGGTGTATTTGATGGCACTGAGACTAACAAGTTGATGCTTGCTACCTCTCCTGAGAACGCAGCAGCAGGTATCTACATGTATTCTTCGGAGACTGACTCCGTTGATCCTGAAGTTGAGATTGTAATCAACAGCTTCGTTCTTGATACTAAGTATGATCTCCACAAGTATAAGTCCAACGTTGTTGGTGCTTCTGAGATCGAGACAAACGTTGCTCACATCTTCGATGTTCCTGCTCCTAACACCACTCCACAGAGAGTCTTTGTTAGAGTTGCAAGTGACATCCAAGGTTCTACACTACCTCAACTGAGTGGATCTGCATCGACCATCTCCACACAAACTGAATACTTCATCCGTTACGTTTCTAACAAGCGTGTCACCCTGCACAACACCGCAGCAGATGCTGAGTCTGGTGATAGAGCACTGACCTTTGTTTCTGGAACAGGTAACAACTTCTACATCTATGCTAACAAGCGTCCATCTCCACTGAGATTTGACCCTGTATACAGCACTGCAACTAATCAGTCTGGTCTCTGGTATCTGAATGTTGCTGACGAGTCTAGCAACGGAACTGCAAACTACAACCGTTACAGTATCCTATCTAGATTCCATGGTGGTAACGAACTAGCAAACGACTTCCAGACTAAGACTGATCCTACTCTGGATACACGTTACACTCGCGTCGAAGATAAGCGTGAGAAAGAAGAGCGTGTCTACAGAATGCGTTATGTCGTTCCTAACTACCTGGAGACAGTTCGTGATCCTCTCAATGGTTTCGTCATTAAGACTAGAACTGATGACAAGCGTCGTCTGATTCCACAGAGAGTCCGCCTGAGACCTATCGCAGGTAACCCCAACAACGTTGCATCCTTCTACAACCCTGTAGGTGCTAACGAGCAGATTGGTTTGAACAAGACTGAACTGATTGCTGATCAGATCAGAACAATCGATCCATCTGTTGTTGATCTGCTACCTGAACAGCAGAACCTGTATGATCCATACCTAGCACCAAAAGTAATCGAGTTTGACTCTAAGATTGCTGCTACGGTTCAGTCTGCTAGAAAGGTTACTCCTGCTGGTCAAACTGATGAGTTCCTAGAACTGACTCTGTTCGATCATACGATCGTCAACCAGTCCGTTAAGAACGAGATCTTCACCGTTGTTAGAACTAACTTCCTGCAAGGTGGATTCCTCCAACCTAATGCTACTCAGTCTAACGACAACAACAGAATTACCTGGGAGACTACTTCTGGTAACGCTGCATCTTCTGGTTCTGCATATCTGCAGGCATGGTTCAATGATGTAAACACAGCACAGATCACTCTGGTTCTGAAAGATGTTCAGGGTGAGATCACCTATGATCCTGCTAGCACTGTCATCTTTACCCAATCCAATGGTGCTAACGTTGAACTGACTGACGTTCCTAACTCCTTCGGTGATTTTGACTATAAGGACAAGTCTAAGCGTGAGAACTTCCTCTACAGAGTAGAAGGTTCTAACGTCTACACAATCGCTCCTGGTGATACAATCACTGACGACACTGGTCAGAACACTTACTACGTTGATACTATCGAAGATCAAGGCGACTTCGATGATTGCTTCTACATCTTCGACATCGATACACTGCAGAAGCGTATTCCTAACCAGCAAGATGGTATCTACTACCTGACTTGCCTACGTGGTAACATCTCTCCATTCCCAACTGGATCTGGTGTTGGCGAGAACTTCAGAAACTTCAAGTTCTCTCAGCCTATCTCTCAACTGTATCCTATCAACTTCAAGAATGACCCACTGTGGTTCCAAGTTGATGGCACAACTGGTGTAAGAGATACAAATATCCTTGACGTTCCTCAGACATTCTCTGCTGCTGACAACTACGTTCACGGTCTAGTTACTGTTAACGATGCTAAGGGTAGTGAGACCAAAGAGATGGTCGAAGATATTATCCGCAACACAGCACTTAATCAGTATCAGTATACCAACAGCACAACTGATTCTAACGGTGACATCATCGATAACAGAATTCAGGCGCAGGAAGGTAACGCAACCTCTGGTTCTGAAGACAGATTGATTCCTATCTCTGGTGACTCTCAGTTCCCAACAGAGCGTAAGCTCTACATCGAACTTAGAAGACCATCCATCGCAAGATCTGGTAACCACACGTTTGAATACCTAGGATTCGGTCCTGGTAACTACTCTACTGGTTTCCCACTGCGCCAGGAAGTGGTCCTAACAGACAAACAGGACTTCTATGCTCAAGCGAAGCGTGAGGACGGTGGTATCGTCTTCTACACGGGTCTGAACTCTAACGGTGACCTCTACATCGGTAACAAGAAAGTCAACGCTATTACTGGCGAAGAGACATTCCTTGAGTCTGCAGAACTAGTTGATTCTGAGGACGAAGATGAGGATATCGGCACCCTCGTTACAACGTTCGACTCACCTGTAACGTTCAACTCTACTATTACAGTAGCAGGTAAGGCAACTCTCAACGCTCCCGTTGAGATCAACGTTGAGGCAAGCGAAGGTGATGCACTAAGAGTTCTCTCTAACATCGGTGCTGGTGACGATCCTACACTGTTCAATGGTTCCTGGAGAACACAATCTGACGGTGACATCGTTATCGCTAAGAACCAGATTAAGGCAGCAGTCTTCTATCTGAATGCACGTCCAAAACCTGGAGCACAATACGGTCAGTCCTACACCTGGAGAACTAACTATCTCGCAGGCGAACCTTCCAACATTGTTCCTTGGCAGGAGACCAACTACTTCTATGCATCACAGAATGTTTCCTACGGTGGCAATGATCCAGAAGCTGGAGATATCATCTATAAGGGTAGCTCCATCGGTCAAAGTGGTTCACTTGGTTGGATTCTAACTAACCAGTTCAAGTCTGCTGAGACATCTGTTCAGACTATTACTGCAGATGGCACACAGAACCTGACCATCTCCTGGATTGCAACTGAAACCAACAACTCTATTGGTATCAAGGGCAACTCCACAATTAGAATCTCGAACTTCAGCAACCCTGTTGTTAACGGAACATGGGAGATCGTTGACTGGGATGAAGGAACTTCACCTGGACAGCAAACACTCAAGTTCAGAATCAGCACACCAATTGAAAACGGCACTATCTACAACTGGGTAGATCAAAATGCTGGTGCTGACCTACAGTTCTCTGTTTCTAACTGGAAGGAGACTGGAGTCCTGGGTGCTGAAACTCTCAGAACATACACTGAGCAGCGTGGTGACTTCAGACTGGGTATCAACACTGTAGCAAGAGCAGCACACTCTGCTGTCCTAACTGCTAACGTTGATGACTTCACAACACCAAGAGCAACCCTGGATGTTGTCGGAACAACATTCATCAGTGGTAGAACTCTGGTTGAGTATAATCTTGCTGGTGAAGTATCCGACAACCGCTACGATGATAACAACCTCAACAGCGATCAGCGTGAGGGTCTAACTGGTGCTTCACTAGCATCACAAGGATTCATTCCTCAGGACAATGCACTGCTGGTTGGTGGTGATAGCAATGATCTAGAGCAACGTGCAACTCTCCGTGTTTCTACTACGGACAATGCATCTAATGCTCAAGGCATCGGTTATCAAGAAGGTGGTAAGGTTGGTATCAACACAACCCTAGGACTACAAGCACGCGATGAACTGGATCGTAACCTAGTTGTTGTCGGTGATGGTAGAATCACTGGTAACTTCTTGATGGAGCAAGACATCAGTGTAGACGGTGGAGACATCAACACTACATCTGAGACCTTCAACCTGATCAACAACAACGCAAACATCATCAACTTTGCTGGTGATGGTCAGTTGATCGACATGTTCAGCAACACTACCAACGATCAATCGATCACCATCGGTAGTAACTCCAACTTCCAGACGGTCAGAATTGGTAACAACTCTGCAAGATCTATCTTCAGTGTTCATGCTCAGTCTGCTAACGCTCTGGTTGACATCGCATCGGTTGCTGACGACGCTACTAACTCCTCTCAGGTCTTCATTGGTGGAGCATGGGCAAACACGGACTCCAAGGTCGTCCTAGGATCCTCTCAGACCGTTGCTGCTGGTAACCTGGAGATCGGTAGCAAGGTTGCTGCTGGAACTGGAGTCTCTAGACTCTTCACTCAGACTGGAAAAGCAAGACTGTTTGACGATGACAGAACGCAGATCATTGAAGCATTCACGAAAGCGAATGACATCACGATTGCATCTCTGGGTGGATCTACAACTATCAGAAACTCCCTGAAGGTTCAAGCATCTGCAACCATTGACTCCAACATCATCCTGGACGGTGGAACAACTGCTGGTATTGTTGAGATTGTAAGAGGTAGATTCTCTACTCCTATCAACCTCCACAACCTTGGTTCACTTGACGTTCCTAACCTGGACTTCTATAAGTATTCTACCACTGGTAGATTCCTTGATACAGAAGGTAACAGATTCTGGGGTGGATCACAAGACCAAGCAGGTGGTGGTAGAATCGGAGCATTCGATAACATCCAAGCAGCACCTGATGCAGCACGTATTTCTGGACAGTATACCTTCAGATTCGCTGATGGTGGCACAGGTTCTGGCGCTGCATTCGATGTTGGTGTTGCATTCGATGGCACCGTTACTATTGAACTAGTCGCTGCAGGTTCTGGATACGCTGATAACCAGACACTAACTATCCGTGACACTCAACTGGGTGGCGGTGGTGCTCCTGATATCACCTTCGACATCAACGGTGTTACTGACGCAAGCGAGGTGTTCATCCTCCCAATCACAACACCTGCTGCATCTGACTTTGACATCGGTGATCTGATCCTTCTGGACCGTGGCAACGCTGCATCTCCTGACGCAGTTACTCCACAGGGTGGATCACAGGTTACTAACCTGAGAGATCAGCAGTATTCTGAGATCATGCGTGTTGTCGGTCTTGACAACCTCACCAACCCACTTGATCCTCAAGGTTTCAGAATCTCTGTTACAAGAGCACAAGAAGGAACTGGTGATCCTGCTACTGGTGATGGTTGGACTAACCACCCTGATGGTTGTGTCATCGCTAAACTTGACAAGCAACCTGCAGCATCCTTCATCACTGGTAAGGACGTTGGTGGTCTTAATGGTTCACCTACTACTCCTGATGGTATCCTGGATGAACCAAGAGCTGGTATCGATGGAACCAGTGGCAACGTAAGAATCGGTGTTGCTGAGTTCGGTGGAGTTCTGACTACACTAGACCTCCTGAGAATCGACCAGTCTGAGATCGTTGGCGTTGCTGCAGTTGTCAGCACTGACATTCAGTCCCTGATTGTTACCGATGGTGGTGATCCTGCTGTTGTTAACTTCAAGGTTGAGTCTACAACTGGTAACACAACTATCGCTGGTAACCTCGGCACAGGACTCGGATTCAATAAGTTCACTGTTGCTGGTGCATCTGGTAACACTAACATCGCTGGAACACTCACTGTAGAGAACACCATCACACTGAATGGTTCTACTGTTCCTAACCAAGAGTTCTTCACCATCACTAATGGTGGTCCTTCCTTCGAGGATGACGGTGTAACGGTTGACGTTCCACTGAGAACTACCTTCCAAGTTGATAGTGCAACTGGTAACCTGTTGATGAACGGTGGTAACATCAATATCTTCGGAACTGATGGAACCACACCACGTCTGACATTCAACAACTCTTCGGGTGACTTTACTACCTACGGTTCGTTCTCTGCCCTTGGCGATGGAATGTCCTCCTTCGGTGGTCCTGTCACGATGGCGGGTGACCTAACCGTCAACGGTGGTGATCTAACTGTCAACCAGAACGGCGTTGAAGTCTTTGCTGTAGATGATGATGGTTCACTGAATATCGGTGGCATCTCTAACTACTTCTCCAGCACTGGTGGACGTAAGTGGGTCGTTGTTAACAACAACCTCATCAATGCTGTTGCTAACGTTAACTACTTCGTTGACATCTCTGGAACATCACTGTTCAAACTACCTGCGAATGCTCAAATGGGCGATATGATTCGCATTATAGATATAGGTGGTATCCTTTCATACGACAAGTCTCTAGTTGTTCGTGCTCCTAATCTCGTAAGGATTCAGGGTTCGATCAGTAACACAGGAACTACTGTCACGGGTAACACTCTAGGCGAGAACTTCTCACTCACTCACGATGGTGGTGAACTGGTTGTTCAAACACCAAACGCAGCATTCGGTCTTGTTTATGCTGGCACTTCTGACGCTGATGGTGGTCCTGGAGCGAATCCCAATAAGGCAGGATGGTATCTAATGGACGTATAAAACACATGGCATTCTATCAACAGATCAAAACAGCAAAGGCAGCTGCCATCGGAACAATTATGCCATGGGTCGGGAATATTTCTGATATTCCCGATGGTTGGATCGTGTGTGATGGCACACAGGTTTCTGCCTCAGATTTTCCATTGCTTGCTAGAGCAATTGGAGACACATACAATCTATCTACGACAGTTACTCAAGGTCTGATTAATACTTTTACTAGCAATGCCTCAACAGAGTCAGGTAGAATTCCTGACACATACATCTTCTCACCTATTGATGGTAGTGGTGGCGGTGCTACTTTTGCTGTTATTGTTGCTGACGCAGGAACACAAGGTGGTGGTGCTCCTAATGGTGTTGGCGGATCAGTTACTGTTCAAAGATTGCAACAGGGTGCTAACTACGAAGTTAGTGATGTTCTAACTATCCCTTCTGGTAATTCTGGTGGTGGATCTGACATCCTAATCACTGTAGCATCAGTTGAACAAGGATCTGTCTCTACATTTGGTGGAGAGTTCCCCGACTATCAGGGAGAGATTGTTCTTCCTGCTCTAATCAACAGACCTCTGGTTGATATGGAGCAAAGTTATCTTGGACCAGGATCTCCTACTGGTAGAGTATTTGATCTAGATTCAACTGCTGTATCTGAAGTTAGTGCATTCATTGGTGTAAACTCAGACACAGGTGTTCCTACAGCATTTAACGACGTTGCTACTGACGTTGTGTTTGAACTAAACGAAAGAACAACAGCACCTGCTGGTGATAGTGGAGAGATTTCATACTACTACGGTGGTAAACTACAAGCAAATACTATTGTCACAGGATCTGGTCAGGGTAACCGTGTTATGTTCTTTGGTCCTAGAAAACTAGGAAGAGGACACATCAAAGGTCACGGTCATGGTGGTAGAATTGATACTATTGTAAAAGATCCCGAGTCACAACCAGGCGAAGGTGTCATCCCATGGTCAAACATTAACTTTAACTTTGACGCACAGGTTGATACTTCTGATAACGACATCTTCGTTACCAATGATAACGAGTTTGAACTCGAATTTAATATGAGTGATCAAGATAGAGGTAGATCTGGTTTTGGTGGTGGTATCCCAGGACGTGTTGTTGCTGGTATTAACGCAGAGAACCCACCAGTTAACTGGACACCAAAAAACGTTGCATGGACTCCTATTAAATCAGTCTTGACGCAACCACTAACACATAGAACATTCAATGAAGGTGTTGGTCTAAAGAAAGGTGCGTTGTCTGGTGGTATTGCAGGATTCAACAAAGGTCCTGGAGGAAGAGAAGCAGTAGACTATGGTCAGAATGGCGAACAGGTAACACAGTTCAGTAATGGTTTGACTAACTGGTATCCAGATCTTCTACAATATGAAGGTGATGGACAGAATGATCCCCTAGCAGATGCTTCAGCATTCAATACCTACGATACTTTTAATAGTAATGCAGGTTGGGACTTCACTAGAACAACTCAGGGTGTTGCTGCATCGAGAGACATCATTCTTGCACACACTCATGACGAGTTTGATGTAACATTTGATCTCTCTGGTCTAAGACCATTAAATAGTTTAAACGTATATGTTACTGCACCAGCAAGTAACTTGAACCTAGATAATGCAAGGAACGTTGGTGTATTCCAGATTAACTTCAACACGACTCAACCTGGAATGACTTCAGTATATGTAATCAGAGCATACTAAGATGGCAGTCAACAACAACTATACTAAGGTTAGGTCACACTATGGTGGTTACATTGGATCTATTCAGGTCCACTCGACACCGTATCTTGCAAACCTCAATGATCCTAACGGAGCAAACTTTCAAGAGTATGTTCCTGCTGGTTATTTGAAGTGCGATGGATCTGTTAGGAATGCAGCAGACTTTGTTGCACTATCACAAATCCTAGGTGTAGGTCAGAACTCTAAGTTTAGAAAGTCTAATGTAGATCTTAGAGAGGCAGATCAAGATACAGGAGATCTAGGACAGTTCCAACTACCTGATCTTGGATCTAAAGTTATCATTCCATCTAGATCAGTTGGTGACTATCTGAATACATTTGTTGGTGACACTGAAGAGACTAGAGTTGGACCTGCTGTTGAGGTTATATGTAATGAAGGAACACAGTTGACGTGTGACTTTATTGGTAACTTCCGTGGACTACCAGTAGAGACATCATATGATTTTAGATCTAGTCCTAAGTATCAATTCGAGACTACATCACAGGCAGCATTCCTGGACATTGAGAACTTCCAAGGTCATGCTCACAATGCAAACACAAACTATCTGAACTATACTACTAACCATGCTGTTGGTGGTGATGGTAAAGACGGTGGTAATGCTAGTGGTAACTCTGGAGCAGGTAATGCTCTGGAACAGAGTGAAGCAAACACCACAGCACTATCATCACACACTCATAGAATTACAAAACCAACACAGTATATCCACAACTTCCAATATCAGCACCAACCATTTGACATCCCTGCAGATAATGTCAACACGACATTGAATGTATCTGTAGAAAATATCAATAAACTAGATGCTGTAGTTACTCCCTTTATTATTGTCACATACATCATCAAAATCTAAGGGGTTGAGATATGGTTGTTCCAAGGACTCAATGTATTTCGATCATTGACGAATCATCTCCATCTAGGACTAGACACACTAACGATTGGAATAATTTTAGAGCAAACTTCCCTAACAATAGTGGAACTGGTCGTGAGTTCTGGTTGCTGCAACCAGCAGGTAGTAGATGGAGCTTTAGTGATCTAAACAGACCAAATAATTTCTTGAATGACTCTCTCGCCAATGGATCTGTTGGTGGGGGAACTTTTACTGTCAACAGAGATAATGGTAACGTCTCTCAAAGATCTGATTGGTTTGCTATTACAAATCTATCGTCACAACCGCCAGGATCGTATGTATCTGTGTGGTTGGATGTCTCTGGTTCGATGGTATACAATACTGTTCGAGCATCCTATGAGTATTTTGTTGAACGATGCACCAATGCTGGCATCAATATTATTCTTGAGACTAGTAATAGTGGTGAGAGATGGATTCCTGGTCACAATGAATTCTTCCTACCCAGTGCATCATTCTCTACTGATCCAAACTTTCTAACCAACTTCAATGAGCAGAACAGTATAACCATTCCCTATGGTGGTTCTGCTACGTTGTCGTGGATTGTATTTGGAGACACTACTAGCGCAGAAATTAGTGGTGTTGGAGCAGTTGCTGACCCATCTGGAACTGTTACTGTAAGTCCAGCGGCAACTACAAACTATCAGTTGACTGCAGTAGGACCAGTAGGAAATAGTATTAGAGTAGTTACAGTTACAGTTCTACCACCACCGCCACCCACAGTTACATTTACTGCAACCCCAACATCATACATCAGACCTGGACAATCAACATTGTCTTGGACAGTTCAAGGTGTCAGTATCACTGACATTGATATCAATGAGGGTATTGGTAATGTGCTACCACTCACCACATTTAATGCCAGTGGTGTTGGAACTGGTAGTATTGTTGTCAATCCAAATATCAGTCGTAATTATACTATAACAGCAAAAAATTTCGGGGGTGCTCAGGGGTCACAGACATCAAAATCAGTTCTCCTTACTGTATATGAACCGACAGTTGCAAATATAATTGCTGTCCCTAATCCTATCACTGTAGGACAACAAACAAACCTACAATGGACAGTCACTGGTGATGCTACAAATGCACAAATCTCTCCTGCTATCACAGCAAATGGTGAGGTTCTGTTATCAAGTAATGCAAACGTATCACCAAACGTAACTACAAGATATACTTTAACTGCTAATGGTCCTGGTGGATTTGATGAAGATTTTGTAGATGTTAAAGTATGTCAGATACCAACAGTTAGTGGTAACTTCCCAGTCAATCTAGATTATGGAGAAAATTTTACTGTAGATGTCACTTTCGGCAATGCTACTAGTGGTGCTGGTGTGACCATTACATATACTAATGTCGAAGGTGTTACATCAACTGAAACTCGTAATATAGGAACAAGTGCATCGGACGAAGATAATACTACCGATACTGTAACCTTCAATTCAAATGTTCCATGGGATAATTTTGGACCAGAACGTATTGTATATCAATTGTTTGCTTCTGGTTGTGGTGGAACAGTATTCGCTTCAGCAGTTACTGTTGATGTAGAGATTGATCAGTTACCTGATCTGTTCAACATCCAAGACTCTCTAGATCAAATACCATCAGACCAAGTAGAAGCACCTGATTTTGATATTGTTCTTAGTGATCCTATTGTGGTTGATGATATAGATATTCCAGTAGAGATCAAATCTAACAAACCAATTCAGGTTAGGTTTGACGATGAGGATCCAAATCTAGAAACCAATTGGTATGACGTGAGGCAAATCTAATGGCAATTATATACACTAGTAATGATCTTCCAAACTCATACGGAGGATATACCAATGGTGCCTGGGGCACCTTGATGAATACTTATGGCAGACGATTTACGCCAGGAACTGGAGAAGGTAATGCGTTTGTAGGTGTCACGTTTAATTTCAGTGTTACTGTAAACTTTCCATATCCTGGAAACTATACAGTCAAAGCATCAGCTGATAATTTTGGATCTCTTAGAGTTGCAGGTAATAACTGTGGTGTCTCTGGATTTAACAATGAATCTACTACAACTTTCTTTGCTAATGCTGGAAATCAGACAGTTTCTGGATCAGTTCGTAATGGTTCTGGCACTAACTATGATACCAACCCATATGCTATTGCATTCACAATTGATGCACCAAGTCAACCACCAGCACCATCAGGAAGCATCTCGATCGATAAGTCTAGCATCATTGCTGGACAAGACTCTGCAGTTATAACTTGGTCTGCTAGTGGATTTATTAATTCGGTTTCAATTTCAAATATAGGTAGTGTTGGAACTTCTGGATCTCAAACAGTTAGTCCAAGCACCACTACAATCTATACTCTCACGGTATCTGGTGATGGTGGAACTATTACTGATAGTGTTACCCTAACAGTATATCAACCTGTCAGTGTCAGTATTTCTGCTGCTCCAGCTGCTATTATTGCTGGAGGAATTTCTCAACTAACTTGGGTTACTTCTGGAGACGCAACTTCAGCATCACTTGATCAAGGTAATGGTGCTGTTCTGCTATCTTCTAGTAGAAATGTAAGTCCTAATGCAACAACCACATACACATTATCTGCTTCTGGTCCTGGTGGATCTGATAGTGATTCTGCTACTGTTACTGTATATCAAAGACCAACATTAACTAACAGTGTTCCAACAGGTGTTGATTACAATGGAACCTTTACTGCTAGTGTCACTACAGAGTATGCAAATAGTGGTGTAAGTGCATCATATATTTACTATTATCTTGATGGAACAACAGACACAGCAGTTGTCAATGGATCTCCTAATGCTGATTCTTTTAGTGCTGGTGAGGTAACTCAAGATTTATCAACAGTAGTTCCTTGGACTGATTTTGGTCCTAACCTTATTATTGTTACTTTCACTGCATCTGGTGATGGTGGTGTTGTAAATCAAAGTGAAACTATTAATGTTAACATTGACCAACTACCTGACAATATCACTATTCCTGAGAACTTAGATGAAATACCAGAGGATCAAGTTGAAGCACCTGATGAAGAAACAGTCCTTAGTGATCCTATTGTAATTACTGGCATAGATATACCAGTAGAAATCAGATCTAACAAACCAATTCAAGTTAGATTTGACGATGATGATCCAGACATAGAATCTAACTGGAAAGACGTTCAACAAATCTAATGGCACAATCAACTGTAACTGTCTCTTTTGCTTTTGGTGGATCATCAGGAACTATTCCTGGTGGTGCTCAGAATATCACCATGCAAATTGGCGGCGCTAGGGGAGGATCTGGAGGATTCGACGCTGGTGGTCCTGGTGGTGCAGCAGGAAATGGTAGGTTTGGAACATTTTCCATCCCATCATCATCCTCAGATAGAAATTGGGCAGCATATATTGGTGCTGTAGGATCTAATGGTCCTGGTGGATCTGGTGCTGCTGTTGGTGGTCCTGGTGGTAACTTATCAGGTAGAAGTAATGGTAATGGTGGTAAAGGTGGAGATGATGGCACTAGTGGATGGTCTGGTTGTGCTGCTGGTGGTGGAGCAGCATCTGTCTTCCGTCTAGCTGGTGCTCGCGTAGTCACCGCTGGTGGCGGTGGTGGTGGAGGAGGAGGATCCTTCTCGTGTGGTGGTCCTCAACGTCCTGGAGGCAATGGTGGTGCTGCTGGTGGTTTTTCCAACGGCAATCCTAGTCTAGCAAATGGTGGTGCTGGTGGTAACAAAGGTGGCGGAGACGGCGGCGGCGGTGGAGGCGGCGGTGGCGGTCACACTGGTGGCGGTGGTGCTGGTCCTGGTCAAGACTGTCAGTATGGCGGCGGCGGTGGCGGTGGCGGCAGTTCCGTCTACAATGCTAGTGTTCTGAACTTAATTGCACAAGGTGGTGTCAGTGGTAATGGATTCGGATCACTACAATATAATTTAAAAGTTGCTGAGATTAACTATTTCCAGTTAGACAAATCAAGTATCATTGCTGGTCAAAGTGCAACTCTATCGTGGAGTGTAACAGATTCTGAGTCTCAAAGTATTAATGCAGGAATTGGTAATGTCTCTGCTGTAGATACTAGAAATGTTTCTCCAAACTCAACCACACAGTATAAACTAACTGCTATTGGTCAGGCAGGTAATGATGAAGCGTTTGCACTTCTTACTGTATACCAACCAGTTGTTGCTAACTTGAGATCTAATGGACAAAATGTCTCTACATCTATTACTAGAGGACAGACTGCAAACTTAGATTGGGTTGTCACTGGTGATGCATCTTCAGCATCAATTGACCAAGGTATTGGTAATGTTTTGCTGACAAGTAATACAAATGTCAATCCTACTGTAACCACCACATATACTCTGTCAGCTAGTGGTCTTGGAGGATCAGACACTGATGGTGTTACTGTTGTTGTAAATCAACCACCAGAGATATCATATAGTGCTCCATTGCAAATCAATTATGGTGACACGCTATCAATTCCTATCACATACAGATATGCAACTGGTGGTGTGAGTATCAGTGCTATCTATCAACAGAGAGATCCAAACACAGGTAACTCTGTAAACGTTACACAAAATCTTTCTCTGCCAGGAACAAACTCAGATGAGTCTGGTGCAGCAGTAACTAACACTGCAAACTTTATTGTTCCCTGGACATTACATGGAACATTTGCTATCTCATTTACTGCTGTTGCTGGTGGTGCAGGTGGATCAGTTTCTAGCAATACTGCTATTGGTGTTGTTGTTGACGAGGCACCTGATAACATTACTATTCCAGATAATCTGGATGAACTACCACTTGATCAGGTTGCAGCACCTGACGAATCACTAGTTATTAGTGATCCTATTGTTGTGACAGACATTGAGGTTGCAGCAGAGATTAGATCTAACTTCCCCATCCAAGTTAGATTCGATGATGACGATCCAGACATAGAAACTAACTGGAATGACGTTCGTCAAATCTAACCTAAATACTTAACGGGATAAAATCTTAACATCAGATGCCATATCAGTTTAGTGCCAGTCCGCTGTATGTTGAAGAGGGACAGTCTATCCAGTTTCGTTACGAAGCTCCCCCTCTGTTCAACGACATCACTCAAGTTGAGATTCAGATTGGCGAGCTTACTGTTTTCTGGGTTATTGAGACTAAGCTTGAGGACTTTGAACCTGATCCGTTCTTCCTTAGAGATATTGATGGCGCAGAACCTGACGTTCTTTTCACATATGCAGCAACCACAGATCCCGACAATGGTGTTGCATATACAGGACAGGCAGGTGAACCCAATCCACTAAGAGAAGGCGAAGAAGTTATTACAATCACTGGTCTTGATCCTGGAACACAGGCACCATTGATTGTCAGTTCTAATGTTATTGATGAGAACGACTGGTCCTATCGTCTGAGAATATACAACGAAGGATCCAGCAGTTATGGTGCGTGGGGTGCATGGACTAGAGCACTAAACAATACTGTATCTAACAACGATCAGATTCAGGTAAGACTGGTATCTTCTGGTGCGCCATCAGATACAAAGAATGTTGTTGTTACTGTTGGAACAGGTTCTGCTACCTGGAACATTACGACTGGTGCAATCCCAGTCAACACACCAAACCCAGCACCAGACTTTGGTTCACTAAACAATCTACCACTTGGTGTTCTTGTATACAGTGATGTTGCACAAATTCTAGGACTAACTACTGCTGCTACCATTAGTGTTGACAATGGTGCCGAGATTGCAGTATCTAACTTCAACTCTACATTTACTAATGCTAGTGGATATGAAGTTCTCAATAATGTTTCATCTGGATGGGGCAACAACCTGACTGTAAATAATGGTCAGTATGTTCAGTTGAGAGGCACATCATCTCTAACACCAACAGCAACTATTAACTTCAGTGTTACTGTTGGTGATGGTGCTGGTATTTCTGTATGGCAGGTTACATCTGGACAAGGTGTTGATGATAATCCAAGTAACTGGACATTCCAAGATCTAGTCAATCAGATTCCTGGTCAGACTGGTCTAAAATCAGAAGTTGCATCTGGTTCTTCTACATCAGTTGCTGGTAGAAATGTAGCACTGGTCAGTGGACTTGATGCTGGTCTATCTGTTCCTGTTGTAATTAGACCTGCCGATACTAACATTGTTCCTAAAATTAGTATCAACGGTGGTTCTTCAGGTCTCATCAATAATGTCACAGTTCAAAATGGTGACACCATCGAACTAGTTGTTGATAACTCTACAGATATTACTGATCCTTTGGTTCCTGGTCAGGGTGTAGTTACTGTTGGTATCAATGTAGGAAATAGATTTATCCAAACATGGTCAGTATCAAACTGGACTGGTCCAGATACTATCCCATCGTTCACACCCATCAACCAAGTTATTAATAGAACTCCTGGTGGTTCTAGTGTCATTGGTCCTATTGGATTGACTGACTTCAACCTACCAATTACTATCAGTGCAACAGCACCTGAATCATATAACGAGTTCAACTTTGCTACGAATGAGGACATTGGTAATGTTTTGTTCTCTATCAATGGTGATGCAGCAACTGTAGGACCACGCACAGTTAATCCTGATCCTGGTGGTAACCCTGTGTTCATCACTATTATCATGGAACAACCTGGAAATGCAGATCTAGAACCTGTTCAAGGACTATCACATTATGGTCAGACAGTAATTACATTTGGTGATGCATCTCCATTCCAGTTGAGATCTATCAACTATGCTGTAAAACCAATCCCACCTGCATATCTTGGTGTGTGGTATTCTGAGAAGAATGCATTCTTCAATGATGATGCATGGATAGCAGCAGGTGAAGATCCTAACAACGCTAAAGATTACTATAGAGCACCTAAGTTTGATGGTTACTCTATTGGAACTGTTGTTCCTATCACCAAAGAAACACCACTGAATGATGGTAACTTTGGTTATGGTGATATTGAAGAGAGATACCCTGGATTCTTGCCATGTGATGGTGCATCCTACTCAGCATCAGATTATCCCTGGTTGTGGGAAGCAATTGGTAACACATATGGTGGCAACGCTACATATATTCCTGCAACTAAATCCTACACTGGAAACTTCAATGTCCCAGACTATCGTAATGTTAGAATGGTGGGTGCTGGTATTGTTGATGCGAACAGAGGATCATCTTCATTCGTTCCTGTAACTAGTGCTGGTGGTTCGTTTGAGATTACTGGATCAACTGGTGGTTACTGGTATGTTGATGATGTTGATGTTGCTGGTCCAGATCCACTAGAACAGGTTATTGCACCTGCTGGCAGCAGTGATGGCATTGCATCGGATTACTTCACATTAGGAACTCCAAGAACATTTGGAACAGAAGAACTAGAGGCAGATGTTGAATTCACTGTTACTGGTGAAGTTGTTGCTAACATCGGTCCTGTTAGTGATGTTTCTGTTCGTCCTCCACAGCACGAACACGAACTAATCAGTGGACAAATTGATAGTGATGATGGAGATCCACTCATTCCATGGTTCACCAGAGCATACTATGGCACCAGTGCTGGTGGTTCACAGAACTGGAGTGGAAGACCTGACGGTGATACTGATGCTGTTGATGATGGTTATTGGGAAGATGCAAACTTCTGGAACTTTGGTAGAATTGAGACAGAGACTGAGAACTCTGGTAGAGGATCGATCCTAGATCTGTTGCCTGGTAGAGGTAGCAGCAGCGTAGCATTTGGTAACTACTGGGGTTCACCATTCTCAGAAATCAGTGGTCTAAGTGATGATTACTTCACCAAGAATGGTAACCCCAACAACGGGGATGCTGGTGTTATTGACACAGAAGCAACTCGTGCTAGAATAGATAACTATCTGTCTATCTACACTGGCACACTAAATCACTCTCACTTGTTAGGAACTGATCCTGTTACTAATCCACAGACTGACTTCTCTTATGGTAACGTCAACTCAGACGCTACTGCATTCAGACAAGGACTGGCAACATTCAACTCTACATTCTCACTCAAATTTACTCAGAATGCCACGACAGATGGTGGAGCAGGTGTTGATATCGAACTGAACCCAGCAACATTTGCATGGAACAATACCAGCAAACCAATCCCTACTGCTGCTATGAATCCACAGCGCAAGGTTCCTATCATCGCACCATTCCACAAGGTTAAATATATAATTAAGGCATATTAAACTATAACATGGCAGTCGCACATAATGCAGATCCCACTGTTGGTAAGGTCCAACAGTGGAGACCACTTGAGTTGATGCAAGATCCAAACATCACCAAGTCTGAATTCACTGATTTTATTGGAGTATGGGAAAACTTTGTTCCTGCTCCATTTTGTGACCAATGTATTGGTTGGTTTGAGAATCTATTGAACAAGCGTGGTTCATTTGTTGGACCAGAAGATTTTAGTTTTGGTGACAAGGGTGATCAACAGGAACAGTTTGATGATCACTTTATGAATGGTGCTACTCAGTATGGTAGCAACATGACAAGGAAGGATGTATCTGTTCTTGCTAACTATGTCAACCAAGGCATGACATATCAGGTGAATCAATTCCTGAAGTCATGTATGGTTCACTATATGGCAGAGTTTGGACAACTAAAGAATGTCCCCATGATCTCTGCTGATGTCAAGATGCAGAAGACATTACCTCAAGGTGGATACCATCAATGGCACTATGAAAACTCTGCTGCATCACATGCATGTAGAGAAGTTGTGTGGATGATTTATCTCAACGATGTCCCCGATGGTGATGGTGGTGAGACTGAGTTTTTGTATCAAGGTAGAAGAATTAAACCAACAAAAGGCACAGTTGTATTCTTCCCTGCAGGCATGACACACGTTCACAAAGGAAACACACTGTTCAACGGAGATAAATATATCTTGACAGGATGGTATATCAAGACGGCACTAGCATGACCTCAAGCACACCGATCATAAGGAAACCACTATTGCAGTTGGATCTAATTAACAATACGATCCTGCAAGCACCTAACAGTGCTACTACATTGTCGGATTTCAACACTGCATCTCTGCAAAATCTAGAATTTGAAGAGGAACTTAAGACTAAGTTCCTTGAGATGATTGGAAGTTTCTGGCACACAGAAGAAGATACTCTTGACTTCTTCAGTTATTTTAATGATGGCACCTACATGGCGCAACGTAAGAGACAGAAGTATGACTTCAAGTCTGAGTCTCTTTATTGGTCAGAATATCAGTTCAAGAGTAGCACTCCAGAACAAGCAACGCAGGTATATAATACTGCACTAGCATTGTTTGCTGTTGCTGCTAAGCGTAAGACTGATGTTGCACTCAAGAAGACTGAAGCACTAGACAAAGAGATCAACTTCTTTGAATCTAAGTGGATCAAGAGATCTAGAGAGAAGCAGTTGATGCTCAACGCTAGTGATTGGCGTGTTCTTCCTGATGTTGAAGATTCTTATGAAGGTGAGAAAGCACTGTGGATTGCATGGAGAGCAAAGATTAGATCTATTGCTGTTCCTACACCAGAACAATATGATGATAAACTAGAATTTGCAAAAACTCTATATAATCAAGTTTATCCAATTGATCCTAAAAACTACAGAAAACTATATGAGGGTGTAGAGAATCCACCAGCATTCATGGATCCTGATGATTCTGAGCAATGGACAAACTACGATGATGATGCATCATCTGACTTCCTTGACAGCAGAATGATCAACAAACTGATGTATGCTAAGCAGAGAGCATCTGGTAGCAAGAGAGTTAAGCAAGAAGTTCTTGACATCATTAAACTGATGCAAGTAGATTCAATCTATCCTGATTTCGATAGCAGTCAATTTATCCTGGACGACTAATATGTTTTATGAATGTGAGATTCTTAATGAACAACAACTGACACACATTAATGATCTATACGACAAGGCAGAGTATACACAGGGAACTGTATCACAACGTGATGAGAATAATGTAGATACATCCGTCAAGGATAACTATGTTATGTCTCAGCATACATCACAGTTTAGAAAGAGTCTGGAGATTATTCAGCAGGGTATCAATGATGCCATTGCATTCAGATCTACTTTCGTTGTGAAAGAGATGACAGTTCCTCAATTGACAGAGTATCGTGAGGGTGGAAAGTATAATCCACACATTGATAACATCACTGTCCAAGGACTAAAAGCACACCACAGTATCACATTGTTTCTCAATGACCCTGATGAGTATGAGGGTGGGGAACTAGTAATTACTGATGGTGACATGCCATTCAAATTTAAACAGAAAGCAGGCACAGCATTAGTGTATCCTACAGGATACATGCATTATGTTGCACCTGTCACATCTGGTAAGCGTCGTGTTGCATTGATGTGGGCAACTAGTCTTATCGAAGACTTCTTCATGCGTCATCAAATTCTTAACTTTGGTAAGAGTATTGAGAGACTGCTGAAAGAATATCCTGATGCACCACAGGAAGTTCTTGTGCCATTTGAACAAGTAAGAACCAACTTTGTGAGAGAATATGGAAACCTATGATAATGTGTTTGGTGACTATGACTTTGCACAAATTATAGAGGACATGGCACGACCACAGTGGAGATATGGTCATGCATCAGTATCAAAAGATCATGATATCCCATTTTGGGAGATGAAACTGGATGCTGAACCGTTTTATACTGAGCATCTCCTAAATATCATTAGAGACGTGACGAATGAACCTGACTTAGAGTTAGAACGTGTCTATGCAAATGGACATGTCTTTGGTGATAAGGCACTGCCTCACACTGATGGTCATTATGATGATTGTAGAACGTTCCTACTATATGCAAATCATATGTGGGATCATACCTGGGGTGGCAAGACTGCATTCCGAGGTAGTGATGGCAAATGGACATATGTTGAACCTGCACCTAACAAGGCAGTATTCTTCAATGGACGTATGACACACTATGCAGAAGAAGTCTCTAGAACATTCAATTCATTAAGAGTTACAATCGCCTGGAAGTTAAATGGAGCTACACGCAAACTACACTATTGATTACTTGCAAGACTTTATTGAAGAGTCTGCCAAGCGTCAAGAGAAAACTGTTATCTTCCTGCGTTCTACTGGATGGAACAGCAGCAGTGATGTTGATGCAATCAATGCATCATATGATCTGTATAGAAACAGACTACCAGTAGATATATTTGGTGCTCTACAAGAGTCTGAGTATGTGTTTATCATGTGTGATAATGTAGAAGAGGCAATGGAATGGTGTGAGGATCTATTCCCAGTCAATCAGGCATCATGCACCAGACCAGAAGATTACATCTTCTATGGTGTCTACAGTCCTCTCGGTCAACTACTAGCGGATAACGAATAATGTTTGCAGCAGAACTTGACGTATCAAAAGTATACCGCTTGAGTGATAAGTCACTGCTGCACAATCATGCAGTGATGTGGCCTCAATGCACATCTCTGGTGGATAGTAAATATCCAGAAATCTTCACAAATACACAAATTGATAAATTACAAAAAGTCCTAGGATTTACTTTTCTTGATCCTGACTATTTTGTTCCAAAGTCCACAACCAAGTATGTAGAGATCTACTACAACGATGAGATCGAGCAGATTGAGGCAACTACTGATATGTCAGTAGAATATCTGATGGACAAACAAGAATGGTATCAACTATCGCTTGAGTTAGATCCTATCGAAGGAATTAGAGAGAGGATGTTGAACCTCTTCGAGAGGATTGGACCCAACCAAATTAGAATTGGTAAGTTTAAATTTGATGCTGATGGTAATACTATTAGCATGTCACATACACCTCAGCGTATCACAAAGTTGCTGCAAGGTTCTAGACTCTATCAATTCATCGAGAGAATCTCACAACAGCAGCACAAAGTGTGGTTTGAGCACAACAAACTGAATCGTAATATTGTTGTCCACACACGTCGTGATTACACCAATAGAGTATATGCATTCCCTGCAAATGCAGCAGATAAACAGGTTGCATCACTAGACTGGCGTAAGAAGAAGAGACCCAAGTCTGAGATAAGAGAGAACTGGGTTGATCGTATTGAGCAAGTATATGAGATGATTAGTGCAGACGATGCGGCATGGATTCGCACACTAATTGATCATGATGACCAAGAAATTGACTTCTCATTTGTATTCAGTGATACTGGTGCGCTCGAAGACGTGCTAGTATACAAGAGAGAGGCGAAGAACTTCCAATCGTTCCGCCCCTGACCAGTCTTTAAACTGCCACACACGCTTGACCAGCGTCGCTTAATGCTTTATACTATATGCATCAACGCGACAGACCTTCACTATGCAACTCCGCCCCCACCAGCAGCGTGCTCTAGATGCTATGCTGACTGCTGACAAGGGTCAGATCCTGGTGCCTACTGGTGGTGGCAAGACTCTCATTGCCATCAAAGATGCTGTCAGGCGCTATGCATCCGCAGAGTCTCCGCAGACTATTGTGGTTGTTGCGCCTCGCATCATGCTCGCTACTCAACTGTCTTCTGAGTATCTTGAGCACATAGATAATGCTAACGTCCTGCACG